ATCGTTAAGTATATTATACAATTCTTTTCTAAAAATGTCAAGCAAATTGTAGTCCATATGCCACAATCTTAATTCAAATATTCTATCTACACCAGCATGTTCTTGATGTTGTTTGGACATCCATGAATCAACTGTTGGTAGAAAGACAAAAGAATCTTTGAAGTCTTCTCGGTCCACGGTGAAGTTATCGTTTAGACAATAACGACCAGAGACTTTGTAAATTCTCTTGCTTTCTACCTTTTCAGTATAAAACTTATCAAGCATTGCAATGAAGCCCACAGTTTCAGCCAAACTTCTTTGACCTTGTTCAGATAGTCTTTGCACTTGGTCATTCCAACCAGTCCACAAAAACTTAACACCTAAATCATGCATGCCTTGAAGATAACTTGCTTCTGGTATCTTATACGATGTATCAAACATGTATTTTACATTGTTTGGGCACATCTTGTCAATAGACTTGATTGTGTTTACCGTCTGCTGATATCTTTCTTCATTTGAGAAAACAGATAATTGTTTGACGTTTAATGCGGAAGAAATAAAAAAGATACCATCAACCATATGTCTTCTCAATTATCTGACGCCATTCTGGTACTCTATCATACTGGTGAACAATAGTGAATTCGTGCCCATGACTTGTCCATACTTTGCCATCTTCAAAGATTGGTGTCTTCTCTAATAGATATGGCTTGAATTGTTCAATCTTACTTGGATCGCCAGTCGTACCAAGTTGACAAGCCCAACCATCTTCCGATTTCATATAGAGTGATGTGTCTGTGTATGGATGCTGTGAAATCATAAAGTTGAATGTAGATTGGTCACAGATTGGAATTGGGCGATTGATAGCCGCCGTGAAGATGTTGATACACAAATCACGCATAGCTGAACCAGTACCAGCTAGAACACCAACGTTGTATATTTCATTATCTTTGAATTTATCATAGATGTATTTACCATAAGTCTCAAGCAAATTTTGATTGCCCCATGCTTCATCTTTATACAGAATGCTTTCGGAAGCAAACATTAGATTCTTGTCGCCAATGTTTTCTTCAATAAACTTAATTGGATTTTTCTGGAAGATAACATCTTTAACGTCAGTGGTAATAACATACCGATAATCATTTCGGCATAGATGTTCATAGATGTGGATGAATCTCTCAACATGAACGGGAATTCCTTCATGTTTATACACAAGATTGCCTTGTGCATCTTGTTCAAATCCTATAATTGTGAAACCTGCGTCAGCTACTTTCATTGTAGTCTCGCGGTCACAATTCATAAGAACTAGAACCTTGTCACCATCAAAGCCACTCTGATTGATTGAGTTAACCCAATACTTTAAAGTGTCCCAAGTATATCCGGTACTTGCACCGATAATCAAATCTTTCATAATAAACTCCTTAATAATATATATCTGTCTTACTGACCTGGTGTGTCTTTCTTGTATTTCTTTGCCAAGATAGAAGTGCCATCATTACCTGCGCCAGATGGTGGTAAAATGTCAGCATCAGGTACTTTTTTTTCTTCTTGTACACTTTTATGTAGTTGTACTCCAGTAACCTTCTGCACAAGTTCCCAAACTTCTTTTGTTTTCTTTTGGGCAAGGTATTCATCAAACTTTTTCTTTTGCTCTGGAGTTGCTTTTTGTTTGAACTTAATTAACTCCATGATGCCAATGTTACCAGCATAAGATGCTTCATTTATTTTCGCTTGTTCTTTGAAATTGTTCATTTCATCCTCTTGTCAAATTCAATATCTTTTGTATCTGAGTTTCAAGTGTAGCTTTACGATTTGGCCACTTGATGATTGGTTGGTCAGCAGTTTTCAATAGTTTAGTTAGAAATGGTAATACAAGTTTTTCAACTTCATGTAAACGTTGTTTGTATTCTTCTACAGTTTCTTCTTTCTCAGCGATAACCGAATTGTATTCTTCTTCGTTTGTAGCGGTAAATCCAAAATCATCTTCACCATACTCTTTCATAATCTCCGTTAAGTCAAATTTCTTATCGGCCATTACTTGCTCCAATTCTTTGCGGCATTAAAGTTAGCATGTGCAAACTCTAGTCTATCAATCAACTTAACTGCATTGCCTTTTAGTTTATCTACCGCTACAAAACCTTCTGGATTTGTAATCTTAAAGCCATCATCTGTGCGTAAGAATGTATTTGTAACTTGTTTCATACCTTGCAACTTCTTCACAATCATGTTCTTTGAATCTACAAGCATGTTCATTAAGTCAAATATGTTTTTCAATTCGCTTGCATTGTTGCGATAGAACCGCATAATCTCATTCTTCTCTGCTTGACGTTTCAATTTTGTTTCTGCTTTTTTAGCATCAAGAATTTCTTTGTTAAGTTTAGCTTCAACCCACTTAATCAATTCTTGTGTATGTTTATAAGTATCTTTAATTGCTTGACCTTCTCGCACTTTGGTATTGTTGAAAGTCTTAATTTGAACAAGAAGATTCTCCGATGCGGAAATTCTATTCAATGTCATTGAGTTTAGTTTCTGAAATATCGTACCAGCTTGCGAAAGCAAGTATGTAACATCTTTAGTTTCTTGTTCGGTGAAAGATGCAGTACCAGATGCGTCAACAAAGTAAGCATCACGGAACCAAACATCTTTGGTTGCTTTCAAGTGATTGATATCAATGTTGAAAGATGCTTTCATATCATTGAAAGTTTTACCTGTGTATGAAGTATGAAATACAATACCCATTTGAGCAGATAGCATACTTCTTGCTAATGCGCTATCACTAGGCACAGCATACACGATTGTGTTTGGTTGAAATGTGATGTATGATTCGCCTTCAATGCTTTGCTTCTTCAAGTCGCCTTTAGCGAACATCATATCGCCTTGAAGAACGCCAGTGATTCCCAGTTTTGGTAGATATCGCAAAGCAACTTTTAGTTTAGCATTCAATCCTTCTGATGGATGATTGTTGTCAATATCAGCATCTGTGTAATTCAGTTTTGGATTTACGTTGAAGACGCCTTTAGTGCCAACAAAGAATTTGCCATTGTCTGGATTGATACCAGCAAACACAGCAGGTGCACCATCCCATTTCGTAGTCACGTTAACTTTTGATTCTGCATGACCAGCAAGCATATCACGCAAGGAACGAAGGAATGCAATAGCATCTCTTGCGCCAGCAACACCACGATTTAATACTTCATCCTCAATGTGTTCAAGATGAAGATTGGCGCCTTCTTTCTTTGCGCCTTCTGTTAAGAATTCTGTGAATTTCATATTTCTTTTGCTTTTGAGCCAATCAATCTTTTTGGCATAATCAGAACACGAACATTACTATACGTTTTTCCATCAGATTCATAGTTTCTTCCTGATGAATATCTTGCACCAATAATTGAAGTGTAATCAGCTTGCATAAATTCTTTTACATCTGGATTGTAACTTGCATGTGCGGAAAAAACCATATGATGTTTTCCAGCTCTTGCAGTAAACGATACATCACCTTGGCCAATCAAATGAATATTGTCTATTCCAAATTTTGTTTCGCCAAACTGTGGACCATATACAGCTTTACCAATAAGTGTTTTGTCTTTTATTGTTCTAAAGAATCTTTCTTTACCATTAACGATTGCAGTGTGAAAGCCAGTTAAAGTTTTTAAAAAAGCAACAAGTGTTTTATCTTTTGATATTGAGCCATTTTTGCTACCGTCAGCTTTAGTGGTAATACCGCTATACTGTTGAAATCCACTGGCATCTCTACCCATTTTATGAGAGATAAAACACACATCTACAAACTTCTTTTTCTTAGCATCATATGTTACCAAAGCAATATCAGCCTTAGGTGTGCCTTCAACTTTATTTGCACCATAAATTTCTTTGAATGTGTGCTTACCGGCAACAACAGTTATTGGAGATCCAATCTTAGCGATGTATCCATTAATTTGTTGAAGGACAGCTAATTCACCACGCTCAGTTGGTGTTGGTGAATTTAGCGCATATGATTTGTCTAGGTCTTTAAACTTATGAAGAAGACCGTGTACTTTAGCTGAACCTGCCATGTATACTCCATTTTATAGAGTATTTATACACGGACTCCTTCAAACTTGGAATTGAACTTCCTCTCACGATTACCAAAAGTATTCAGTGGCTTATCATCTGGAATCTGACCAGAATCAACTATAGACTGCGCTGAATCTTCAACATCATACAGTTTCATTTTAGCCCTATCAACACCAATAACAAACTTCTTGTTTGAACTAGGATCATTATAGCGATTTTTCAACTGTTTCACCATGATTTGATTCAATTGTTCCAATTCTTCCGTATTGATTAGCGCAAACATAAAGTCAGCAGTCGCAGGAAGACCAAAAGATTCTGAGGTATCAGTCAAGTCAACATCGGAATTACTGAAACCAGACCTTGTTGTTTGTGTAGCTGAAACAACTGGCACATTAAATTCCACAGCAAGACCACGCAATTCTTCTGCAATAGCTTTAACATAAGTGTATGAATTTACATTCGCACCTTGTTTCAACCTAGATGAAGAACAAATATTCAGATAGTCAATGAAGATAATCTTTGGGCGAAAACTCTTTTTCAATTGCAATTCATTCAACAAAGACCTGAAGTGCATAGAACTAGCACTTGCAGTTGGATACTCTTTGATGATTAGTTTGCCTTGTGTTTTGTTTTTCACACCTTGAAAGCGTTTTTCATAATCTTCTTTGCTTATCAAATGCAAGTCATCAAGTTTAATGTTCAAGAGGTTCGCATCAATGCGTTCCGCAATCTTTTCCTCAGCCATTTCCATGGTGATATAAAGAACGTCAAAGCCTTGTGATATACAGCCCGAAGCCATGTGGCACATGAACAAACTTTTTCCCACGCCAGTTCCAGCAAGAGCGATATTAAGCGTCTTGTTAGGTAGACCACCTTTTGTAATTTTGTTAAAGAAATCCAAATCAAAGGGGACTCGTTCTTCTTTGCGATGGTAGAATTCAAATCGTTCTTCATAATCATTTATGTAATCGTGACCAACATTTCTATCAAATGAAACACCGAGAGCATCAGAAAGAATCTTTGGAATTTCACCTTTTGCTTTGGTGCCAAACTTATCATCCAGAATTGTAACTGATTCCATGATTGCATTATACAATGCTTTATCTTGGCAAAACTTTTCTGTGTGTTCAGTCAGCCATTGAATATCAGTTGGATCATCTTTGTTCGCTTTGATATCACTCAAAATTTGGATTGAGTTGCGAACCTGTTCTTCGGTGAGTTTCTTGCTCTCAGTAAAGTTAATCACCAGTGCTTCATAAGTTGGAAGATTTTTGTATTTTTCTACAAATTCTTTTATCTCATTGTAGATGGTTCGTTCATTGTTATCTGAGAAATATTCTGTTTGAATGAATGGCAATACCTTACGTGCGTATTCATCATTATATATCAGATTCTTCAGAATAGAGAGTTCTAGTCGGTTCAATTTGTTTTTCCGTTAAAATTAATTCTGTTAGTATGTCACCTAACATTGTAACAAAAGTTGCATCTTCTGTCAATGCATCCTTGTCATATTTCATCAAATTAACCACATGGTATCCAAACTTAAGTTTAGCCATGTTAAGTTCCTCTGTTACAGATGCATAGGTATAATAGTATACAACACCAGCATAGTCACCCCGGAGGATTTCTATGCCAGTTAAATCTGTATCTTCAAAGTCGTGAAGTTTAAAGTCTACGCCTTCTTTAAACTTCTTCGGTTTCTTCCAAAACATCATTTTGCCCCATAATGTTTCCGTAAGAGATTTCATATTTCTTTCTCACAAAATCTTTGAAGTCCTCGCTTGCAAGAATCTCACCCCAAAATTCTTCATTCATGGTATCAGCAAGGCGTTTCTTATCGCTCATTTCTCCAGTTTCTCTATCAACTTTACAATACCAACCATTTGTTGGTTTAATAACATGCCCAGATTCAAGAGCAATATCAATTAAACCAGACCATTTGTTGATACCGCCATCATAAGATACGCTAACAGGAATCTTAGACTTCTCTTTAACATACCGTGATTTCTCAACGTTGATAATGAAATTGTAGCCAGTAATTTCTGTGCCATCTTTTTCTTGTTGGCGACCGATGATGAAAATATTATCAGCCGAGTAGTATGAACCAGTACCACCACCAACAATTGCTTTCGGGAACATTCCAATTTCCATGTATGTGTGATTAACAACAACCATTGGAATATCTTTTAGATTCAAGTGAGGTGTAACCATACGGAACAAACTCTTAACTTGTTTCGCTCGGCTCATGTCAGCAACAGATTTACCTTCAAGTGCATCATCAATTTCTTTCTTTGATGCAAGGTTACCGATAGAATCAATGATAATCATCACCCTATCGTTTCGCTCAATACCTTCCAACTGTTTCATTATGTCAAACTTGAGTTGTTCAATATCTGTAAGAGGAGTATGGAGCACCCGCTCTGTGTCAATACCAAAAGTATCAAAATAAGACTGCGGAGTACCAAACTCTGAATCGTAGAAGATAAGAACTGCTTCATCGTATTTGTCCATGTAAGATTTAGCCATCAACAAACTAAATGCAGTCTTAAAGTGCTTTGATGGACCAGCCCACATTGTAAGACCAGGCGTTAGACCACCCTCTAATTTACCAGATAACGCAACATTCACCATAGGAATGGATGTTGGTATCATATCTTTCTCAGTAAAGAATTTTGATTTAGATAGAATTGCACTATCTTTAATCGTAGAATTCTTTTTAATTTTGTCCAATAAACTCATAATTATCCTTTAGAAAAAATCTGCCAGTGAACTTGTTTTCTCTGATTGCCAATTCATACAATCAAGAATGATTTTGATTGGGTCAAGAAACGCTTTCTCAAATTGTAACTCATAATCAATGTAATTGTCAAGTCCAAATTCAGTTGGCAGGCGTGTTGGATACGATATTACCGTATCATTGATTGGGTTAGGTTGAATCAGGTATGTAAACTTTAATTTTTCACCTTCTTGAACCTTAGGGTACTTGTTTGATAAGTTATGTTTATTCAACAGGTAATTATACAGCAACGCACCCTTAACATGAATCGGTGTACCCTTAGTATATATTTGCGCTTTGTCTGTGTATGTCTTCAAACCATTCACCGAACGAGGAAAAGATATTTCTTCAATCGGCAATGTTCTAAACTCTTTGCGGAAGTTGGCAATGAATTCTTGCACATCATCTTCGGTACCAGTTACCATCAACTTGATAACTTCTTTCATCTTATCGCGGATGGAAGATGGAGTAGAAGATTTCACCATTTCAAGACCCATGACTTTCATCTGAGGCTCTGCGTATTGAACGCCTTCGTTGTTGTATACATTCAAAATGTACCGCTTCTTTGCTGTCCAGATACCTTTGTTAGACAACCCTTCACGTTTCATTTGCATTTTTTGGGAATATGCGTTGACATACGTAGCAAGTTCCTGATAAGAGTTATCAATATATGGTTGAATCTTATCTTCACAGACACGGTCCATGAAGGAGATAAGTTGATTAACATCCGTTTTCTTTGAATACACTTTATCAACCAACTCACCAAGACGGAGATAAATTGAATCTGTGTCTGAGGCAATAACATAATCTACACCATTCGTTTTTAACAAGTCGTTCATATACTTATTAATCTTTTCTTCAATCCAACGAATTGAAAGTTGACCTGCCGAAGTAACACCAAGTGCTAGACGCAAATCATAGAATCGGAAGTATTGTGAACCCATCGCACCATAAGCTGAATTCAATGAAACTTTTTTAGCAAGTTGCAGATTGTCATATCGTGCAATCTTCTTTTTCAATTCATACTTCTTATTGGCATCTGTTTCTTTTTCATATTCCTGTTTAGCGGAAAGCATCAGCTTCTTAAACTTCTTGCGGTCTTCATACATTTCTTCCAACATCTTAGGCAAGAAACCTTGTTCGGTTGTTCGGAAGAATTGACCATTCATGTTGTCATCATAATCTTTGACCTCAATAATTGTTTCAGGCGAAATGTTATATTGCATCATCAAATGTGGATACAAACTATTCAAGTCAAACGATGCAACGTAATCATGCACACCAATTTGTGGATCTTTTACATACGCACCCTCAAACGCACCATCTTTAACACTTGTCTCATTAGGAGGCACAACGATGTTTCGTTCAAGCAAATAGTTATAGATGATAGCGTCCCACATTCTAGTTTGTGTAAACACATCACCATAGTTAGACTTGGTATCATATGAAAGAGTCAAAGATAATTCAATCAGCTTTAACTTAGCTTCCAATTCAACAATCAATTCAACGTCAACAATGTTATACTCAATAAACTTTTGATAGTTTAACTTATACAATTGGTGCAAGTTTTCAAATTCATCATAAGAAAGTTTTTTCTTGCCCAACTCAATGTTAGCTATGTTGTCCAGACGATATGAATCTTGTGACTTACCACCAGGAGCAAACCACTTATACAATTCAATATAGTCTAGTGATGAAATGCCATAGATTTCATACGAGATTAATTCACGACCTTTGATGTTGGTCTTTCGTTCTTGCACAATTCCCCATGGTGAAAGATTTTTCATTTCATCTTCACCAAGAATCTTAACAAAGCGATTAACCAAATATGGAATATCAAAGAAGCGAGTGTTCCAACCAGTAATGATATCTGGTGTATCGTATTTCCAATCTTCTAGGAATCTCTTGCAGAGGTCATATTCATCTCTGCATTTTATGTAAGTAACATCATCACGGCTGTTATTAAAATTACCGCAACCATAAACCTTCATATCACCATCAAGCGTCTTTACCGCAATCGCTGTGATTGGCTCATTTGCTTTGTATGGGTCAGGAAAGCCATTTTCTGAACCGACTTCAATATCAATGACTGCAATATTAATTTTGGCTTGGTCCCAATCAATTGCGCCTTTGAATTCATCAGCAATATAGGCATACTCATAACGTGTGTTTCCATAAATCTTAAAGTTCTCAACATCTTCATATCGCTTAATGAAGTCCCTACAATCACGAATTGAACCCATGGGAACTTCATCAAGGTATTCACCATGGAGAGTTTTCCATTTCGTTTCTTTTTTAGAAGGCAAAAACATTGTAGGCGTGTAACCCACACGGAGTTTTACACGCCTACCGTTCTCTACGCCTCTGTAAAGAATGTTGTTACCAACACAAATTACATTAGTGTAAAAGTTACTCATTAATATTTAGGAATAGATGATGCGATTTGAATACCAGAACCGAAGACTTGATTGTATTGATTAGTTAAAACATCCGAAGATGAAAATTTAATGCCAGTAGAAAACTCTACGCAGAAATCTAAGAATGGAGAGAAGCCCATCATTGGGCCATCTTTAGTTGGCTGTACAATAACCTGTACAGGTTGCTTTACGGTATATTCACCGCCACTATACTCAACATCACCAAGGATGGTTTGGTTTGTTTTGAAAGTAATAAGTTTTAAACTCATACTTTAATCCTTTCTTCTGCAAAAAAGGTTTTCAATGTTACCCACTTCTTGGGGAACAACATTTCACGACCGCGGAAGTCGGCCATGTCTTGGGTTGGGTCATTAACTAGACCAATAAGTTCAACCATATTGTCAAACTCACGCAGAACCAGGTCATACTTGTATGCCTGGAGTTTGTTTTCAACTGCCATATGATAGGCGAGTTTTGATGTATTGATATTACTCAATTTCAATATTACTCCATTGTTTAAGTTTTAAAAATTTGTTTTGCTTTGCTAACATCAATTCTTTCCAATTGACACCAACATCTTTCTTCACAAGCAAATCAATCATAGCCAGAAGGTCACCCAATTCTTCCTGCAACATTTGAATGTTCGTTTTGTCTTTACCAGGTTTTAATTGGTCAGGACCGAAACGAAAACATTTGCTTATTGCTTGAGTGACTTCTGCACATTCTTCTTGCAGAATTAAAAGAATTTCTCTTGTATCTTCATCCATAACGATATTATATCACAGTTTAACAAAAGGTGCAAGCACTGGAGCAGTCCATCCTTCAGGTTTCATAACTTTACCATCAGCACGTTTAATAACTTTACCAGTCTCAGAATCAATCTTGCATAGATTACTCCGAGCAACTTCGGCCCATGCGCCATCAACATCAAATCCACGCATACGACAAAATCCAAGTATCACCCAAATCATGTCCATGCAAGCATCTAATTCTTCTACCAAATCATCTTTCTGATTAGCATCTTTGAATTCCCAAAATTCTTCTACAATAAGATTTCGGTAGAGACTAATATTCTCCAGAGATGGTACTTGGTCACATGCGTCAATAAAAATATTAACGTCTTTATTCATATCAGTCATAATATATCCTATTGGTTGCGGGACCTGGAATCGAACCAAGAACTGAGGATTATGAGTCCTCCGTAATACCGTTTTACTATCCCGCGGTTGTTTTATTTAGTTTTTTGAAAAAAAGATTTGAAGATTCTCCAGTATCTTTTCATACGTGTTTCTTCAATCTTTTTAATGATAAGTTCGCCATTAACATAGTCAATGTCTAACAGGTCGTTTGTTTTCCAACCCATATCTTCCATAAGTTCTTTAGGCAATTCAATTATTGCATCTCCGTTTTCACAGATTTCAATAACTTGCGATGTATAAATTTTACTCATATTCTATTCACTCCGACATTACACTTAATCAAAAAATCAATGCCTTGGTTATCTCTATACGTGTTACGATAAAATACACTATTAATGCCCGATTGATAAATCAATTTAGCACAATCTAAACACGGCGCATGTGTCACGTATAATGTTGCATCATCACTTGAATTGGTTGACTTTGCTACCTTTGCAAGTGCGTTTGTCTCAGCATGAAGCACTTCAGGTTTAGTTTTTAACTTATAACGAAGCCATGGAAGGTCTTCAGTTTTTGGTAACTGTTGTTCACTCCATGGCCACTGTTCTTTAATTTCTTCAGGTGACAACCAACCACCCGCCGTTCGGTCCATATATTCTTTATCTTCGCAGTTATTATCCCAACCAGAAGGCATACCATTGTAGCCAATACCTATGATTGTGTTATCTTTTACAATAACACAACCAACTTTCAAGCGGCGGGCTGAAGATAACTTAGCGTAAACTTCAGCCGCTTCCATGTGAGCGGTATTAAACTTGTTCAATTTTATTCTTTTGTTTCTTTTCATGCACAACAGGTTTATTACCAACAAGTTGTGCATGAATCATTGCATTCTTATACGAATGCCTTTCAAATGAATTAACGATAGTAGCCATACGGCGTTTAACACTACGATTAATTTTAAAATTAGCACCTGGTTTCATATCAAATCTCCAAAAATTTAAGTTCAAATCTATCAGCACGGGTTTCGTAACGAATGTAACCACGTGGATTACAAACAATTCTTGTGCTACCAATCATGTAATCAAAGTCTTCATGTGTATGCCCATGAGTCCATAGTTTAATTTGTGGATGATCCATAATGAAATCATTCAAATCGGAACTATAACCACCATTCATAATCACTTCTTCTTTATACCGAGGATGTGTTGACTGTTTGCTAGGTGAATGATGCCCAACGACAACAAACTTTTGGTCAAACTTGCCTTCAATCATAATGCGAATATAATCCATCATTTGTTTATGGTCTTCCACAGCATCTTCTGGTGTGAAACGACTTTTGCGTTCATGGAATTTACCATCTTCATCTTTGAAGGTTGTTACCCGATTACTATTTTGAACACAACGGAAGTCATTCATCATACCCGACATTTGCATCAGAGTAATTGGATCTTCTTTGTTCATATCTGTCCACAAAGTACCACCAATGAATGTTACATCATCAATAACAAAAGTATCTTTGTCTAAGATATGGAGATTGCGTATATAAGACAGCCTATCACGCAAAGTTGTAATAGTGTTCCGATAATCACCGTTATAGTGTTCATGGTTCCCCATAATATAAATGACATGCGGAAATCTTTCACCACATTCTTGAAAGAATTTATGATATTTTTCAGAGCGAACATTTTTATCAAAGAATCCAATATCATCTTTTACCATCAAGTCTGCGGCCACACAAATATCTCCAGAGAGAATAAGAACATCAGCGTTCTCGGTATTCTCAAAAGATATTTCACCAAATTCAAGGTGTACGTCGGATGCTAGAGCAATTTTCATAGTTTACTTTCTGCCTTCAAGTGCTTATTATAACACAAGAAGGCAGATTTTTCAGGTAATAATTAAACTTTTTCTTGGAGTAATTGTGGTTTACTTACTGTATTGATAGCAATTTTAACCGGTTGTTTTTCAACTGGTACAATATTGATAAGTTTTACTGTAAGAACACCATTATCCAAACTTGCACCATCAACTTGCACAGTATCAGCCAACGTTACAGTTTTCTTAAACGAACGTGTGCCAATACCACGATGTAGATAGTTTCTGGTGTCATCAAGGCCTTTTTCGCCTTTGATAGTCAAAGTATTTTTCAACACCTCAATAGTGATTTCACTTTCATTGAATCCAGCAACAGCAAGTTCAACGAGATAATTATTATCATCAACTTTAACAATGTTGTGTGGAGGGAAAGTGGTAGGTTTTTCCGTTAGCATGGTATCAAATGTGTCAAGTAGTCGGTCAAAGCCAACAACGGAAGGGTATAGATGTGTGAATCTTAATGTTGTCATAAAGTTCTCCTTTAAAAGCAAGTTAAAAAAATGTTACCCCGAAGGCATAACTTCCAGCTTACCTTATACTGGTCCAAACTATCGTGTCGGAGGTGTAATTACACGGACGCCTTATACCGTAGCATCAAACAGCCCTAAGGTGGGTACAGTTATTTATACAACTTTACGAAGGCCGAGCCATTTACAAAGTATTTTCTTTGTGGTTCTTCCGGCTTGTAAACTTGAATAAATGTCATAGTGCTATCAACTCTTTTTTCATACAGATTACTGGTGCAAACAATCTCACCAGTGTAGATGTTTTTCAACTCTGTAATTTTTTCTTTCACTTTTTTCATAGTTCACCTCAATCATTCTTGAGACTTCTTTCCAATGTTATATTTGCTGACTAGTTCCCATTCATCTTTTTCTTTGTAAGATATAATCTTAATTTGATGTATCGGAGCAATCTTGTCTACCATAATGTCAGGATTAACAATCTTAACTAGACCCCATTCTTCTAGGAGTTTAGCTATTGCGTTTCGCCTTTCAATATCGTTATCTATGATGCTAGATGGTTTTCCGTCTAGTGCGAATAATTCTTTAAAGTGGACAATATAGTATTGCCCTCTCTTGTGTAGGATGTGGCAAGACTGGTATAGAACCCGTTCTTTACGTGAGGATACACCAATTCTGGTTAGCGTTTCTCTCACTTTTAAAAAGTCATCGTGTTCGTTTAGCGTCACCTCAACAAAGGTTGATAAGTCGACCATTTCATTTCCTTAATCCACCGATATCGGTTTTTTCTTTTAATTCTTGGATTTGTTCATCGCTAAGTAGGCGCAAGGCTTCACGGGCTTTAGAATCGGATAGACCGAAGTATGTCTTTACACATGCTATATCTTCACTTTTTTCAGCCTTAACCCACTTATTGAAAGGTCTTTTCTTGGACCTAACTATATTTAGTAAATAGTCATTCTGTAGTTTCTTGTCTAGGAGAG